TAGAACCAATACCTATTGCAGTGGCAGCACCAAAGGCATTAACTGTAGTAGCAGTTGCATTTAATAGATTAAACGTAGCTGCTGCAGTGGTTAGATCTCCACCATCAATATTCAGGTCTCCAAGAATTTGGGTATCTCCAGTTCTAGTAACACTGAATCTTGTAGTACCTCCAATTTGAAGATCAATAAGTTTAGATGCTGCTGCAGAAGCAGTATTTGTAATATTTAATTTTATTCCATTAAATGTTACTCCACCGTCATTCCAAGTACTTGTCGCACTTAATATTGGATTATCTGTGGTTATTGTTCCTTGGGTTATTGTTACAGACCCATTAACACTATTGACAGAAAATCTAGTAGTTGATCCATCAGTAATATCAAATGTTTGTGAAGCACCTCCAATAAATTTTAAAACACCAGTTCCAACTGGATCTAATTCTATATCACCATTAGTGTTGGTTGAAGATATTTTATTTCCATCAATCGTAATATTATCTACATTCCATTGATTAACTTTACGATTACTGTCAAGGATAGCGACAAAACCATTTGCTGGTGTCGTTGGATTGACTTGATCCGCAACTAATCCAGGAGCAATACTTAAAAGATCTGTATAATATTTACCACCAATTACTACTGGATCTGTATCAGCAATATCTGGAGATGTCGAGTTATCACCTACAAATAATCTACCACCAAAATTTCCATGACTACCTATACCAATTGTAAGACCAAGTTCACCATAATAGAGAGATGCTGGAGCAACAGTTCCTGTGGATCTTTTAATCCTGATTATACTTGCCATTTTAGAAATTTCCTCCGTTGATGTCTAAATTCTGTGTTGCGCCTGGTGTCAGTATTAATGTAGAGTCCCATTTATGAGTTTGGGCATTATAAACAAGAAGTTCGCCACCAGTTGGTGATACAATATTAACATCATCTAATCCTTCTAAAGTTCCAGTTGTACCGGAAATAGAAGATACAACTTTAATAGCATTTTGAGAACCAACTCTGACTTTTATGTCTGCCATTTTTGTTATCCTGTGGTAATTCCAGCAGTAACAAGTGCGCTACCTTCAACGACTCTAGTTTTTCTGGTTCCATCATTTACTAATACATCATAACAATATCTTCCTGGTTTCAATCCAGAAGTTATTGATGAACCCAATGATATCGATAATGTTCCATTAGTTGGATTTGGAAAAGAGACAATAAACACAGCAGAAGTAGAACTAGATGAAGAGTGTTTCTTCATTTTTGAAGTAGCAGTATGTCCAGTTAAGTTTACTGGTGTATTTGCAATATTTTCAAGATAAAATGTCTGAGTAAAATCAGTTCCAACGTCAATTACTATGTTGCTAACATATGCTGCCATTGATTGAAAATATATTACATCCTAATGTATTTATCATTTAGATAATATTAATTTTGTTAATAAATCTTTTATTTCGTCAATATCATTTTTAATGTTTTTTACATCCTCTTCTATTTGTTTTGATTTTTCTATTTCTTTTATTTTATCTTCTTTTGCTTTTAGATATTTTTGATATTCAAAGTCAGAACAGTTGATAATAGCATTGGTGTTTTCATCACGAAATAAAAATTTATTATTTTCTACTGGTATCATGATTTAGTTGCAATTACTCGTAAATCTTTAATTTTTGGATATAAAGCTTGATTTGTTCCAGACATTAAAATTTTAATTTGAAGTCCATTAAATAGTGGAACATCATTTGCTGTAAATTCATAATTTCCAAAATCATTAAAACCCAAAGAAGGAAGCACTAAAGTATCAGATAAACCATCATTATCTTTTTGATTTATTACCTTTCCATTATTATCTAAATTTTTATATCCTGGGAATAATTCAAATATTTGTTGATTTGATAATGTATCATCTCTGAATATTCTATACAATACTCTAATATCACTAGATGCGTCTCTATATGCATCAAATAATACTTTTATACTATCTGCAGATTGTTTTAGTTTAATAATTTTTGAAATATAAATTGCCGCATGTGGGTCACGAATTGAACTATTTACTCTAGGATCTTTTGCATAATTACTTATTGGTTTGTTTAATCTTGCCATTGTAGTAATAATATTGACTCTATCTAAGTCGATCATTGGTGATACTTTTGTATCATCAGTAGAAAGTACCATTTCTAAAGTAAATGATTTTGCTGCTGGATAATCTGATAATTTTGCCTTTTCATTTATTTCTGAAGCAATAATTCTTGGTGATGTTAAAATATTATCAGAAATTAAAGAAATATCTTCAAATCCTTGATCTACAAATGATATTTCATTACCATCAGCACTTGTTCCGGAAAACGTTCTTATTTTAGCACTAATTTCTGTAGATTGTGGTAATAATGTTCCAACAATTGGTCTTACAATATTAAATTGAATATTTTGAGATGCTTTTGGTCCTTTTGTAGATCCAACAACAGGAGAAAATGCTTCATATGTTCCTCCTGATTTTGTTTCATTAAAAAATAACTCAGGATGTTCGTTATTTGCAGTAGATCTATTTAAACCTTCCGTTGTTTGGTCTAACTTGATGCTATATTCATCTAAATCGATATTATAATCATTAGAAATTGTATGAACTTTATTAATTCTTTTTAGGGAAACACCGTTCATTTCATATTTAAATACTAATTGATTAGCATCATATGACTCTGGAATAGTACCTCTGACGATTCCGGTTATAGTATTTGTTGCCGTATCTGCCGTGGTATATCCAATAATTTCATCTTTAATTAATATATAACCCGTATTTCCTGCACCTACTGGAATATTTTCAAACGTTGTAAGTATTCCAACAGAAGATGTAAATGATATTGGAGTATTGCCAGATGATGTCTTACTATATGATGCCGATAATGATAATGGTGCCAAATCAGATTCAATTCCACTCAAAATTACTTTATTTTGTGAAGAATACATTCCATGATTATTATGATTAACTTTAAATCTTAATCCATCCGTAATTTCAGAGACAGATGTTATATTCGAATTTAATATTACATTATTATTTCCATATTTAAGAGTTTTTGTTGGATCATTACTAATTAATTGTCCTTGAATATTGTCAACAATTAAACTATTTACTGATGTAATAATTCCAGAACTGTTTGGAATACTCAATATAAGGTTTTTTCCAAGATTGTCTGTATTTTCTGGTGAAATAGTTAAAATATCTCCTGTAGCATAACCAGTTCCACCAACAGAAACTGTTGCTGCTACTGCTACTCCACCATTTATAGTTAAATTTACTTTAGCTCCTCTACCAAAACCACTAAGACTAACCAGATCTGTATTTGAATATAGTTTTGATGTATTCGTATACCCTGTTCCTGGATTTGTTATCGTTAATGTTCCTGGTGTTCCTGTACTAATACCACCCAGAACTTTTAATAACTTTGAAGAAAAATTAGCATTATTTGTTTGTGTAATTTTAACACCAGAAACTAAACTAGATTGGTCTGCAGAAGAAATACTGGTCCCAATACCAATGAAACTCGATTTTGAATACATTTGAATTGGATTTGACCTTAATGATACAACTTGATCATTTCCAACATCTAAATTTGGATTATAAAATCTTACAGATGCAGAAGTAGTTACAAAATTTGCACGATAAAGAGTAAATTTCAAATCTTCATATTGACTTGAGTCCCAAGTAGAACCATTTTGAGATTTAAAAAATGATCCCAAAAGTGGTTGTTGTGAAACTGTTTTTTCGTCTTTTGTTCCTATTGTAGAAAACACAATAGACTTCCTTCCGTCTCCTGCCATTGCAGAAATCCAAACTACATATTCTTTAGATGCAGTTAAAAGAACTAAAGCAAATTCGTTTTTTCCGAGATAAACAGGAGATGGAAATGTGAATGTGGTTGGAATTAAACCATTATCAGATATAGATATATCTTTCGCATCCAAAACAACCTCACCAAAAGGTAAAATTACCTGAGTGGGAGAACCATCACGCATCGTTCTGATTTGTAATGTAACTGGAAGATCTGCTGTTGATTTATTTTTAAAGAAAATATCACATTTAGTTACAAATACGCCATTATCATCTGTAACTTCAAATGATTGTGCGAGAGGGTCTACATATACAGTATTTTGTGTAGTTGAGAAATTAGATGTGATGCTTGATACTAATCTAACATCTGTTGTTGATGATGATCGAGGAACATCAGTTTGTGCAATTCTTGATATTTCTGCATTTCTAATACTTAATGTTACGTCTTCGACATTATCTAAAGTTCCACTAGAAGAAAAATTAGATTGAGCTTTACTTTGACTAGTAGAACCAGAAAATGATTCATTTGTCTTACTTGTTGATAATGCAAATGTTTTTGTTCCTGTTGTAAATTCAGGTGCTGATGGAGAAAGTGAATCTGGTATAAAAAATGACCCAATAAATACCCCGAATTTATCACTAATTAATCTTAAATCTTTAACATTTGCTTCTGCTCCACTACTTTTACCTATTAATTTCATTCCAATATCAATACATCCATAAAAACTAGATTCTGATTGTAATTCCAAACTTGCAGTATCAACATTCAATATTTTGGTAGTTGAAGAATATGCTGAAGAAATTGTACTTTTTTCTTCATATGGATTTGATGTATATGGATCTATAGAACTAGTATAAGGACCATATTTATGATCTTGTTTTGCTAATCTAAATTTAATAGATTTAGATCCCAATTGTCCAGTAACAGTTTCTCCAATACTAAAAGTTCCACTAATCATAGAAACTTCTAATAATTTTGGTATTATATATTTTGTAACATCAATATTGTCAAAAAATGCAGTAAATTGACTAAATGGTAAAAGTCTTTTTGCGATTACTTCGATATTTCTAGATCTCATAAATTTTACAATTTCTCTAGAAACTACTCTGTCTCCAAGATTTACGGAATTAGTTTTTGGGGAAACCTTATATTGAATTCCTTGTCTAGATTGATTTGTTGTTGTTGTTGTTGTTTGATTTGAGAAATTAATAAAACTATTTTGAAATGTATTAGTTGTAGTTATTGGGATTCCAAAATTTTGTCCATTATTTACAAATCCACCACTTTGAAATGAGTTTTGTTCAACTAATGTACTTCCAGTTTGTGATGTAAAAACTGGATCACTTGTTGATTGGTCAGTAACTCCAGACCATGTTGTTTCCCAAGCACCCCAATCTATTGGAGATAATCCAGTAGTTGTATCGGCATTTAGTTGTTGCATTGCTGAAGTATATGAACCCTCAACCTCTAAAGGTCTTTTTGTTTTTCTGGTTTCAATCCAAGTATCAGATGATGGATTCAGTTCAATACCACCTATCCAAGTTGAAACATGAAATGGATTTACGTTACAATCTGTTGTTGCATATTCATTTTTAACAAGTACTACTTCGGTATAATTCAAACATACAACATCACCAACTCTTTTAATGTCATTAGATCCAAGATCTGTTACGAACCTTAAGTCTGCATTTGGATTTGAATTTTCTCCAATGCCAAGATATGATTCTGACCCCAGTAAAAGATCAATACTTGTAGTATATGGTTGTGGTTTTAATTCTCCAGCATTTGCATCAACACTAGATTTATATTGAGAATTTGCAATATCACCACCATTGTATGATTTAAAATTATCTACAAAAAAACCACATTTAAATCTATCTAATTTTGTAGTTTCGTCTCTAATTGTTAAATTTTGAGTATCAGACTCAAGTAAAGATAAAGAAGTGTAATATTCTACATTTGTAAGTCTTTTATCGAGACTTGAAATATCTTTCATTCTATATCGTTTATGTGTTGCTAAAGATATTTTTACATTTGACATATCGAACACATATGCTGGCAAATATAAGGTTGCTATCTCTAATGATGTATCAAGGCCATTTGGTAGTTTTGGAGTAAGTGATGGAATTCCTTTTTTTACAATAAAAACACCATCTTTATCTAAAAATAATCTATCTATTCTAGGTAAATAATAATCATAAGATAAGTTTATGTTTTTGTCTTTTGCAAAAATATCAGTTGATGAACCATTTGATGGTTCAAATATTCTTGATTTAAAGTCAAATGGTGAGAAACTTCCAGAGTAATTAGATATTCTTGGTCTACAATCCAAAACATCAGACAATCTAATACCATCAACGAATGATATATCTCGTTCATATCGATCTTTGTCGTAAGAATTTACACCAACAAAATCACCAGTATCCGAAGAAGATACAGTATAATGATTATAGATTATTCTAATTCTTTTAGATGGTGCAATTCCATCAGGCTTTCTTATGATTCTTGAAAAGTCCAAATATTCAGATCTTTGTCCATTATCGAATATATAATTATTTTTTATATTTTTATCACCAGGAAACAAAGACGAAACAGATGCTTGAATTTTTGATTCCTGAAAAATGACAGTTTCATTTACGGTGAATAAATTTTCATTTAAATAAACTATATCAACTGTATTTCCTCCTACAGATGATACTAATGTTGCTACTGCTCCACTATTATTTCCTACAATTAACTCTCCTTTTACTGCATTTAAAAGGTTTGATGATATATTTAAAAGTTGCAAACTTGGTAAGGATGGATTTCCATCTGTTGATGATTCGATAATTGCAATAATATCTGAAACATCTGGAACATTTAAAGAGATTTCTTCATCTTGAACTCTAAGTCCATATGTTTGACTGTAAGACAGTCCATTAATAGAACTGGTAGATATTGATTTATTAACAACGATTGATGAACATCTGTTGAAGATTTTCTTTTTGGTTTTAGCATTTATCTTATTTAAAGTATAAGTAAATCTTGCTTCTCCATTTTTACTTATATTAAATAATTTTTTATTTGAAATATCAACTTTTTGACTTGAAAGTTCCTCTACGGATCCATCTGTAAAAGTTAAATTGTAATCTTCTTCATCAAATGGAACAAAAGTTAAATCTGCAGAAGTTAATAATGAATTTAAAGAACATCCACCATTAGAAACGGTAACTGTCGAACTTCTTCTGATTGTAATATCGGACCCGGTTAAATCTAAATTAGCAACATTTGATTTGTTTATCTTAGAATACAAAGATACATCTGAAGTATTTAAAACTTCAAGAGTAACTTTTTTGAGGTCATTAGTTGTAATTTGAGAACTTGGAAGATTTCCCGAACAAATTCCAGAAACAGATGGTAATGATACAATTGATAAACTTCTACCGGAAGTATTAATTGCATTCACCTTATTAAATGTAGCAACATTTTCTCCTGTTTTGCTGTAAGAAACAATATCTCCAATTTTTATTCCAGTATAAAAATTTTGATTTGAAGATGTGATTGTACTAATACCGCCGGAAATGCTAGAAATAGTAAATGTTGCTGCAGATGGTGCAATTGAAATATTATAAGAAAGTAATGGGTCACCAGTAAAAGATACTCCATTTCCAACTATTTGATGAACATCTGAAAAATTATAATCCCTAATATCAATAATTGTCCTTTCTATATTTTCATTTATTTCTATTGTTTCTTCTTTCACAAAAGAACCAGAAACCTGATACAATTTCATAGTAGATGATTCATTGATCGCATCGACAAGATATCCAGACGCTCCACTATTTTTTCCTTTAATAAATGCTGGTAATGTCTGAGATAAAGAAGAATTTAAGGTTAAAATTGTATATGTTTGTATATCATACAATGATATTTCATATTGAGTTGTTGCATTAACGTGTGGACTATTTTTTAATTTAAAATCATAAACTCTAGAAACGCCAATTTGTTCTCCCGAAGATATACCAGCAGTTGCAGTTCTTCCCGTATATAAATTTACATGAGAATATGTATTAAAACCAACTGGAACCGAACCAGTTACATTATTTAAAATTATTTGTCTGCCAAGATTAAATGGAATTGCTTGATTGTAATCGTTTCCGGTAGTTCTTGGTTTTTCAATATCAATTATCACATTATCGATTGTTTCTACTTCATAACCTCTTATATAAGCTTTTCCTGGACTTACTGAAAGGCAAAGTAAATCTTTTGATACTTGATTTCCTTGTTTTGTTTTTTGGCCTTCAAAATATATTCCATTATTTCCAGTCCTGTTATTTAAGCATTCCTTTGAATCTATATCAAATGGCTTAACATAATAATCACCACTTTCGTCATATGTTCTTCTTGCAAATTCATCACGAATGAAACTATATTTTGTAGTATCTGTAAATTTTACTAATATTCCATTTTCTACTCTTATAAGTTCAACAAAATTTTCATCATTTATATCTTCAATATTTTTTTTAATAAATGATGTAGATATTTTTAATCTATCTGCTCCTGGAGCTGCATAATTTGAAAAACCCTGAGCATTATCAAATAAATCAAGATATTGATCAGATGCTGTAACTATTTCTTCATTAATTAAAAGTCCTATTCTATAACTTGGTCTATTTGTATATTGATCAAGTATTACTGTTTGCCTACCTACAGTTACAAAAAAACCATTAACGAAATAGATACCTTCTTCGATTTTAGCAGCAGAACCAACAGCAATAGAATTTGAAATTATTGAAGTTGCAAATGTTGTTCCACTTCTTATTGTTGATAATGAATAAGAAACATCTTCTAAAGATATTAAATTTTCTCCATCTACAAATGTTTTTGTATTAAAATCGACTGTACCAGAACTTTGATATTTAATATAAAGTGTGTAGTTGCCATTATCAGATTCTACGTCTGTGATATAATTTTCTACTATTGCTTTAACGCCACTAATTTCACCTTGAATTAATTTTCCAACCAAACTTTCAATATAAAGAGAAACAGGAAGACCCAAATGAGATTCATCTATTTGAACACAAGTATATTGTGGATCATATGCTGATTGTCCAGGAATAACCATGGCACCTTCTTTAAATAGATGCCTACCAAATTTTTCAACTTGATTTTGTAATATCGACTGTAATGTTGTTAATTCTCTAGCTTGTATTGGAGTTCCGGGTTTAAATAAAACTCTTTGATAATTGTTTGAATCGGAATAATCATCAAAATATGGTGATACATTTAAATTGGTGTTTTGTGGCATTTTCTTTTAAAATTCCAATACGATTTTTACGTCTTCTTTTTGACTAGAAGATCTGGGAATTGCTGATCTATTATCTATGTATATGATCTCTCCGGACCTTTTATTATATTCTGCTGTTGCAATACCGGAATTAAAAGTAATTCCAAGTTGATATGTTCGATTATTTTCGACTATGGATACTCCATTAAAAGTAGAATCAATTGATAATGGTGTAGTTCCATTCATAGATGAACCAGTAATCAATAAACTACCACCAGACCCAGGAGATGAAGTAAATTTATTTATTTTATATCCAACACCAGTTGTCCCTAATCCAACTGGTTGATAATATTTAAGAACTCCTGTAATATTATCCCAAGATGCTACAAAACCAATAGCAGTAGTTCCAGTACTAATGGTTTGAGTAATCGTAGAATCTACAGCATAAGTTGTTGCTGTGGTTCCAGCTCCACTAAACTTGAGAGCATTAAGACCACTCACCAAAGAAGTATTTAAAATTTCAGTATTACTTCCTGATATTGTAGGATTTTTTATAATACCAACTCTTGCAAAATCATTACCAGAAATAATATCAGGATTTGATTCTAAAGTTTCATATCTAGAATATACAAGAACACGATATGCTCCTAGTTCTCTGTAAATATCATATCCATGCCCACCTTTTGGTGGTATGATTACATCAAATATAGCAAATTCTGAGGTACTATTTGTCAAATTTGTAATATTTGGAGCACCTGGTTCAAATTTTATAGTGCCATAAGTATAACCATTTCCACCATCAGTAATATAAACTTCTGATACTTTTCCAAAAGAATCTGTAGTTACTGTTACTTTACCCCCAGACCCATCTCCAAGAATTGGTATATCTGTAAATGTTGAAGATGTTGGGGCATATCCATTTCCTCTTTGTTTAATGACAACTGCGTGTATTTTTCCGTCTATAGCATTTTCTTTGACTGATATACTTTCTCCATCTATTCCCCAATTTTCTGGAACAGGTATAAATTCAATTGAATCAAATTTTACAATTTCTGATGGTTTGATTGTATAAAGATATTTCCAAATATATTCATCTCCACTTGTTCCTGCTGGTCTTTGTTCTAGGTCAACAAATGTTGGTTGGTCATATGATGGTCTTCCTTTTTCATGATCTTTATCTGTTCCATTATGAATGCAAATATAAACTCTTAAATCTTCATTAACTACATAGTAATTTGCTTGATATAAACTTGACTGTTGTGTTACTGGTGTTTGGTTATAAATATTATAATCATTTCTATACATTTCATATGTTGTTCCAGCAGTCCAAGTAACTTTTCGAATCATTCTACGAACATCATTCGTAGTGACTTTTTTCATTGCAATTATTGTATCTTTGATATCGTTTTCCTCTTTAAATCCATCTAGTGGAGATGGACCAGTTCCCCAAGAAGATGATCCTCCAGCTAAAGAATTTGTAGAATTCGGTTGACCAATAAATGTATAATATCCATTTGAAGTATTTCCAACTCCAACAAAACTTTTAACAAAAGTTTCGGCATTTAATATTCTAAATTGATCAGATATAATAGCAGGCATTTTATTTGATATTTATGTTTATTTATTTACTTTTAAATAAACCTCTGGTTCTTGTAACTTCTGGAGCAGTCGAAAGTCCAACTAAACCATTATTAGTGTTTACTGTAAATGATTTTGGAGAACCAAGTGATCTATTTTGATAATCATATATCTTACCCCAACTGTAATTTCCAAAATAACCATTTGTTGTTAATCCAGGATTTATTGTAAAATCAATTCCTAATGGTGGCGAAATTAATGGATTGGGAAGAAATCTACAAGTGACAGTTACAATTCCTACCACAGAGGAATTAATTGGTTTTTCTACTGCCTCTGCATAATAAACACCATCGATAAATGAAGTTGCAGTACCAACAACAACATTATCAGTAGTTATACAAGTTAAGGCATGTCCACACTGAATATTGCTATTATATATTACAAAATAATCTCCTACCGAAATTCCACTTGATTGTATACCATAACTATTAAGGGCAGAATATCCTATTCCTAATTGAGTATTATCATAAGATTCTGTTTTTAATTTAAATTTTATTCGTGGTATAGTATTAGGTCCGGTAATTAGTGATATTCCAGACAAAGAAGTATCGATGCCGACTATAACACCAAAATCACCCTTTGCCTTGATTGATTCGATTTCTTCTATTTTTGTTTTTTCTGATTGAATTAATACTTTAGGTGGGTCTGATTGATTATAACCAAATCCTGGATTTGTAATTGTAATACCTGTTATGATTCCAGATGTTGCATTTGATGTTGCCGATGCAAAATTATAACCAGGAATTGAATAGAATGAATGTCCAGTAATGGATGATGGTGGCGAAAGTTCATTATACATTGTAGTATTAGATCCAACAGAAATATATCTATCTTCAGTAATTGAATAATTAATATCTTTTAATATATTTATTTGGTCATCTGTATAAAGTTTGAGAGTCCATTGTGTGAGATTGTATGAGTAATATAATCCAGCTGGTCTGTTGTTAGTCGGTGAGGTTAATACTGTATATAATTTATATAATGAATTGTAATGTATGGTTGTGAGATTAGCCGAAGAAATATAAACAAGATCCTGATAACCTAAAAGATTAGATGTAATATTATTCCAAGTATTTCCATCCGTAGAAGTTTTAATTGAAGCCTGAGAACCAACAGCTACAAATTGAGATCCAGTCCAAATGACTTTATTTAAACTGGAACCGTTAAGTCCAGATATAACTGACCAACTATTTCCTCCATCAGTACTTCTTACTCCACCATTATCACCAACTACAACAATAAGACCAATACCTATTGCAATCGATCTCAAATTACTAGTTGTATTTGATGTTACTAATTTAAATGAAGTACTACCAACTCCAACTGCATCAAAAATCGAACCACCAGCACCAACACAAATCCATTTATCGTAAGCTGATGAATATTTAATATCTTGAAGTCCAGCAACATAACCACTTTCTAATGGGACAGTATTACCTCCAAAAATATTGATATATTCAAATTTTTTAATTTCTGACCAAGATGATATTGTTGTACCAAATCCAACAGATCTTACAATTTTTCCTTGTTCTCCAACAGCAATATAGTAATTAGTTAACCCCAACCCAACAGAATTAAAATTAATTGTTCCGGCATATCCAATATTTGACGTTGTATTGAATGATTTTCCATCTATTGAAGTTACCACAATTCCACTTTGCCCAACTGCAACTATGGGATTTCCAATAACCACCGACAATAATGAAGAAGTTGTCGATAAACCGCTCGTAGGTAACCAATTAAAGATTGGTTCTTTAATTTGCGATTGTGGATGAGAAAACGAAACTGTCGGAGAATTTATTGTATATCCACTTCCTCCAGTAGAAATTGCAACATTAGAAATTATACCTGCATCTGATACTACTGCAGTTCCAAGTCCTGATGATGTTTCTTTATTATCAATTATTAATATATTATCTTCTGACCCTTGAATTGGATCAACATCATTAAATAAAGGATATGCATTATTTACATATATTGACGTATCTGTAGTATTTAAGTTTTTAATAATTCTAGTTGTAGGTCTAATTGTCGGAATTAAATTTGGTCTTGCTTTAGAAACTAAAGAACCAAGAATAACTCTATCTTCTGTTTGTTTTGTCCATTTTAATGGTCTAATTTTATCCGAATTTGTATTGATACCAATACTATCATAATTATAAGTATCAAGTTGATCTGATGCTACAATCTTTTTAACCACTCTTTCGAATTGTTCTCTATCCAAATTGTCATTAATATTTTCACCAATTTGAACAATGTCTCCCTCTTTAATTGTTTTTAGTGGAGTAACAGTTTCTATGTCTAAAGACGAACCTCGGTAAAATATAACAGAACATAATGAATTTGGTTTTGGTGCTTCACTAAAAACTATTCTAGATCCAAAGAATGTATAAGATTCACCAGGAACTTGAAGTATATCATTCAGGTATATAAAAATATTATTTTGCAATACAAGATCAGATCCAGGTTCCTTTCTCAAATCAATTATTTCAGTATTTCCACCATTAGTTTGCGTTAATGTAAATTTTTTGCGAAATCCATCAAAATATTGAGAAAAATCATCAAAATAAATAAATTGTCCAGGATAAAACCCACTAAATTTATCTGTTAAAGTTTCTGTCACTGTAAGTTTAAATTCTTCAAATCCTGCACCAATCGTTGGATTTGTAGTTAATCCAACTACTTTAAGAATATCCCCAACTTTATATCCAACTCCAGGATTATCCAAATTAAAACCAATAATACCTGAACCAGATCCAACTTGAACTGAAACTTTTGCATTGGTTCCAACTCCAGAGGAACCACTAGTATATGCAACGCCAAGATTGCTGTATGCAAGAGGTAAGTCAATATTTACATATACTGGTGAAGATGAAGTATACCCGATTCCACCACTAACAATTGAAAGTGAAGATAAACTACCACCAACACCAACAGTGGACGTTATAGAAGCACCAGAACCAACATCAGAGGCAATACTAATACTTGGAGGAGTTCTATAACCACTACCACCACCTTTTATAGTAATTGAGGTAATTGTCCCTGCAGATGAAACTGATGCTGTTGCTGCTGCTCCAATCAATGGTTGATAACCAAATCCAGTTGTAATTGCTACATTTACAATTTTTCCGGCATTTGGGACACCAGTCAAAAACTTAATAGTATTATTTCCGGGAGTATCGATCAAATAATCTACTCCTGGTCTTTGGAAAATATTGTTTATAAGTATGATTGGATTATTGTTAATGTCTGTAGAACTATTTGTATTTGTATATAATCCAACAACACCGTTTCCATTTGATTTTAAATTAAATTGTGTTGCTGCAATTCCAGTAAAATCAGCAGAAATATCATCTAAAATTAAATTTTTATCATTTGGATTTGAAGAATCAAATGCCCTAGAGAATGCTCTACCAGAGAAGAAAGATGATACTTTAAATTGAGGATCTGTTGATGCTATTGCTGGTCCATATGGTGGAGTAGAAAAATATATTACATCATCTATGATATTAAAATCACCAGTATGAACAGTAACCGCAGAACCTATTGTGTGCCCAGCAGCAACTGTTCCCATAAATGAACGAGCAACATCTATTTTATTTGTAGATCCAATACCAACAGAAATAACTTTTAAAAATTCATTGTTAATTTTTAAAATGTCTGATCCTGATACAGAATTAATACCAGAAGAAACATATATTGCTGTTGATCCAATACCTACTGATGTAGAAAGACCTATTGTGATATTTTTTTGATGAACTGCACTTTGAATTATATTATCTATAGAAATTATTACATTTTCATTTTGATTTTTAAAACTAAATGATTGAGTTCCAGAACCAACAGATGTTAAATCAAAAGGAGATGAAATTGCCGTAGGTACTCCACAAAGTTGAAAATTATTTACGTCAATTTTACGAACAAAAACATTTGATGGTAAAGTTGTTCCGGGTGCATGAAATGTCGCAGCAATTCCTATAGAGGTTCCAGCTCCAGAATTGTAAATTATTTCTTGTCCACTTTGAAATCCATGATTTGGAATAATAAATTTATTATTTGCCAAATCGACGATTGTAGTAGCAGAACCAACAAATTCTTTATAAAATAATGGATTTCCTGCACTTTTAAGTTTAAATGAAGACAAACCAACAACTTCTCCGCCAATTGTACTAGTAATTCCTGTAAATTGTGAACTAATATCATCAATTGATAAAACTTTATTGGTCTTATTTAATATAAAATTCATTAATTCAATTCCTTCTGGAAAATATATTCTTTCTACAGATTTGTCATCTAATACATCTTCTTCATATACCATCGAAAAATTATGTTTTGTATATAAAGAATCAAAGCTATCCATATTTACAAGTAATGTTGTTTCTGATGATGCAATAGAAACTTTCATATTTGTAGATTTAGCAATTCCAAGATTGACTGGACCAATACTGGGCATTGTAATTATATCTAAATCGGAAAATTCTTTAAATCCAGATGGATGTATAATTGACTTTACAGATTCTTTCCAAGTCGAATATGGAACTTCACTTTTGATTGAATATGAAAATTTTTGATAATAATTATTATCTGATATTCTTTGTTGATAATCATTCAAAAAACCAATTTTATCATCAAAATTATTAATTTTGTCTCTAGAAACTCCCAAAGATGCAGAAAGATCAAATGTAGATACAAATTTTACTACTCCATTTAATTTTGATTTTTCGCCATAAAGTTTATCGCCAACATTTAATACTCCTTTAACATTTATCAATCTTAATTGATTTATGTCATTATCCCAACCATCTTCCATTACTTGTGCTGAAAAATTCGTAGATGATACTTTTTCTCCAGAAAAATATTGAGCATCATCAATTATATTCATTTCAAAAATAGGCATATCTTTTTTATTGACAACATAACCAAGAGTAAAATCTGAATTATATACACCAAATGGTTTTGTTTGCAAACCATTCATATTATAGTTTATGATTCTATTTGTTGTGTTTATTCCTGTTACTGTGAAAAAGTTATAATCATAATCTTTCGAATTAAAGGTATTTTTAGTTTTAGTTGCATCAGTCAATCTACATTTTTCGATAAAAATGCTATCACCAATTGCAAATGGAAATTCTGTTATTGTTGACCCATATCCAATTGCGATTGGTTCAAATAAAACTGGATCATTTACTAAATTTATTATTCCATCTCCATTATTATTCACAGTTATGTCATCAATTTCATATCCATTCGAATTATTATATGGAACAATCTTAAATGGATTTTTTAAATCAAAAACATTTTTTGTTATTTCTACACTAATTACAGATCCACCTTGAATTTTCGATGTCAGTTCAATTTGATCATTTCCAATAACTTTTAATTTTGGTGGAGTATTGTAATTTTTTCCTCCTGTTAAAATACCAATAGAATCTACTCTAGATATTTCTTTAATAATACAAACAGCAGGAACACTCAATTGTGGCAATATAGTAGGATCTGTAGGGTAATCAAATCCATTTTTAATTCTATCAAATGATAAAATTTCTCCAATTTCAGATGAAATTGGTGTTAATAATGCAGATTTTCCAGAAGAAGTTTTAACGAAATTTATAGATGGAATAATTGGATAAGATATTCCTTTTGAATTAATTTTGACTTTTGATATAGAACCACTTGCATTTTTAGAATCTGTATCATAAAAGACTGAAGAAATTCCTGTCGTTTGTGTATATTCTACATATTCTGGTTTTTGTTTTAAATTAAATTTAAAAATATTGGAACTGACACCAATAATAGAGTGTTCACCTGATAGGTTACTTGGTCGAATATCGATTCGATTAAAACCAAAAACTTCTTTATCTATAGATAATTGATTTTTTTCTGGATCTGAAGATACTGGAGTAAATTTATAATAAAGTGTTTTTGGAATGAATCTTTCTTTAGTTTGTAAACTTACTGAGGTATTGGTTCTTCCGATTGCTAATGGTTCTTTTTGTTTTTTGTCAATTTCAAATTGCTTTTTAAAATCTTGATCTATATAAAAATTTAATATAAATTTATCATTATTGTTTATAAACAAATTTGATATATCAAATACTACTGTATTTCCTTTTGAAAATGATAGTGGTGGATTTATAAGAGCAATATTTTGAGTACCAATTCCAGCATTAGAAAATGATATTCCAAATCCAATAGTCACGTCATGTGAATACTTACAAAGTTGTATTTTATCTGGGTGTTCTTTTAACACATAATAAACTGATTCATTTTCTAAACCACCAATAGCAGTAGTTCCAGAGTAATAAACAATTTTATCTCCATTCTTTAATATATTAGATCCAATATCAATTGTTGATGTAGAACCGGTAGAAACTTTTGCTGTAGAAAATCCTATAAGATCGGTTGTAATTTTTCTATTTTTTTTATCAAATCTAAAAGATACATTTTCTGTTCTTGATGGTATAATTGTAAATTTAATTTTATCCCGATCAATTAAATTGTGAGGTTCTGAAGTAGACACGATTCCAGAATAATTTTCAACTCTTGCAGTTACTGTTTTATATGTTGTTTTGAATGAATTTAAATCACTAACATTCGAATTGGATATAAAATATAAAGAATTTAATGTACTTCCAATTCCAACTGAAGTAGTAAAACCCAATGTAGATATTCCTAGATAATTATTTCCCAAATTTACAGCATATATTGTTTGGTTTTTAGTTAAACTGAATGCAAATGAAGGATTGCTATCATATACACTCAATCCTATACCAGAACCAACAGGACAATCATATGTCAATTGTTGTCCAGTATAAAATTTATGATTCGGAATATAAATCACTCGTGATGGAACAAATCTATTCACTATATTACTTACTCCAATACCAACGAGTGAATAATTAGTTCCAGTAGTTCCAAATCCAACACTATTTTTTGGATTAAAATATACTTCTTGATTTTCTGGTAAAAATGAAGAATTTAGTTCAACTTCAGTAAATTCAAACTTTTTGGGAAGCAATTTGACACTATCAATTCCTGCAGTATGAATTCCGCCAGATGCTAATCTGTTCACTAATAATTGTGACGTTTCTGGTATAATATTTGTGATGGTTAGTATTTCTGTTCCGATTCCAATTGAATCATTAACTTCAAAACCAGAAATATCTGTAACATTTATATTTGTAGAAACTCCAGTAACACCAAAATTCGGTAAACTAGATGTCAATCCGACCACTTTTTGATTTACAACTATAGTTTTTGTACCTTCAAGTTGAAATAATGAAAATGTAGATATTCCTGAAATAATTACTTTATCATTAGATACTAAATTATGTACAGTTAAAGCAATTCCTACAATTTTATTGCCTCTAGTTGCAAATACAACATCATTGAAGGTAGATACTCCAACAATTAAATTTGATATTGTTTTTCCAAACACTCTATCAATTTCCGCACCTGCACCTACTCCTTCTTTTTCGTTTTTAAAAATTATAGCATCTTTTATACGATAATTTTCACCAGAAGAATCAATTGATATAGATGTAATACCAGATTTTTTAATTTGTTTTACTATAAAATCTTGTTTTAACTCTGGAGTATTTTTAGTTAAAACATCATAACCAGAGTTTTCAGAATCCAAAAAGTAATTTGCTGTATTTCTTATTAAATTAAGATTCTTCAAGTCTAAATCTTGAGTAAAATTAGGATCAAAATTTTCAATAACTGGAATATCTTTAAAATAATTTCCAATTACATATGGATATTTTGGTTTTGCTTCATTTTCATTATTTCCATTAGATATAATATCAAAAGTCGCAAAATAGGCATATGTTCCATATGGATATTCCGTTGTTTTACAAAATCTTCCATTATATTCATCCAAATCTCCAGAATTATCAAACTTATAATCGTTTACAAAATAACCATTGACAAAAGAATTTGGTCTTTCTTTATCATTAGGTTTAGGTTTTTTTGTATAACTAGAATTAATTAATTTAATACTAGTGCCAGTTAAACTTGTATATCCATATGGACCATAAATCGGATTTCCATCATAAGCCCATCCAATAATTGGACTATGTTGGAGTCGTGTTTTTTCGGTATTATTCTCTTTAATATTATCACCAATATTTTTTCTTAATGCTTTTGGTAAGTAAAAATTGATTACTTTTAGTCCAAGAGATTGGTCAATATTTGGAAATGTTATTGTTTCGTCATCTCCACCATAAGATAATATTGTATCTTTATTTTTTTCAATTTGATTGATTTTCCACTCAAATACATTTGCAATAAATTGTAAATCTTTTCCTCTTCTGACTACTTCTGTTCTTGTGTTTGATTTTTTATACCCAACACCACCATCAATTATTATAAATGAAGTAATTTTTCCGTCTGTAATAACTGGTTTAATGTCAGCATATTTTCCTTCCCCATAAATTATTACTTCAGACCCATTATCATATCCTTTTCCCGAAAAAATAATTTGAATATCTGTAATAGATCCATTTATAATTACCGGTTTTAGCAAAGCAGAAGTAATTGGTTTTAAATTAACATTTGGTCTTCTGTGGAAATTAATAATCTCAGAAGAACCATAAGAAACCCCACCATTTTCAATATAAACACTCTCGGCACTTCCAAGCACTATTGGAGTCAGCACTGGAGATACGATTGATGTTAAACCTATTCCCGATAAAGTCTCTATTTTAATACTAATTGGAGGATATGCAAATGTGTGTGTACCAACTCCTAAAGAATTAAATTTAATATATTTTTTATTAATATAATTTAAATTAGTTGATGTAGTTCCAATACCAGCATCAGATAGTTTAAATTTATCTTTATCAATAATTGTAATATAATATTCTGTAGTAGTGGATAATCCAGATATTGAAGTACCAGTATGAGAATATACAACAAAATCACCATTTTTAAATCCATGCATTTTGGCAAAAATGTAATCATCAAATGTACTAATTCCAGAAATTTGATAATCTAAAGACGGATATGAAACAGAAGATACTTTAACTAATCTATTTGAATATCCAGAACCTGAATTTTTAACATAAATTTTATTAATAATATTTTTACTATTAAGTGTTCTAAATTCATGAAATCCAGAACTTATACCAGTAATGTTAATAGTGTTAATTCCTGCTAAAACGTCTAATCTATTTTTATGTAATTTGATTTCTTTTGGATTTATAATATTTACAAAATATTTCGAGTTATCTATTAATCCAGGAACAACTGTATTCCCATTTGAATGATAAACTATTTCTTCATAATTGACAAAATTATGATTATCTATAAATGTTATTTTATCTGTGGAGGTATCAATCGATTCCAAATCTGATTTAAATGTTGCAGTAATATTTGTTTTAACTAAATTGGATTCTAATAATGCACCAGAACCATTACCACCTATTAAAGTTAATGTTGGTTTTTTGGTATATCCAATTCCTGGAGAATTTATTTTTACATCTTCTAATGATCCAGAAAGAATTAAGTTTGCTTTACATTCAGATCCAATGTTTTTTATGTTTAAACCAATACCTACAGAATCACTTATAATTAATTCGGGAGGATTTATTACATCATAATTTTTTCCTGGATTTGTTATTTGGATCGAATCTACTTTTCCATAATAAATATTTTCATCAAATAGAGTAGGTGAATATAACTCTACGCCATTAATAAATAATCCAAGATTTCTATTGAATGTGGTTCTGCTAGTTTCATTATCAAAATAATTAAGATTGTCGGTTAAATTAAATTTTCTTAATATTTTTTGATCTTTAATAGTTTTATTTTCATAACCAAGTTTAAAGATAAAACCACTTGTAGTCCTAATACCAACTTTAATGTATTCTTCGGCAAATAAGTTAGTATCACTATAAGATAATGATATATTATTATCGTCGATTTTTTTTACAAAATAAATTCCAGATTCAATTCCTACAGAAGTTTTTGGGTCATAGTAAATTTTATCTCCAGATGATAAATTATGATCATTTATTGTCAAAATTGTAGTTGGCTCTGTTAGTATAGGAACAACTATTTTCGTATCTGTAGAACTAATTTGATAATTTGGAAAACCAGAAGTTGTTACATATAAATATTTTTCTTCTTTGTCAATATAAGTATTTTGAATTGCTGAATTTATACTTGATATACCAATAAAATTTGAAAAATTAGTTTTATTAATTGTTTTTTGAATTCTAATTTTATTAACATCTGAATTTTGTAATCCACTTTCACCTGCATCCAAATCAATTTGTGTAGGATTTATAATCTGAGTAATGTTGGCAGATACATTTTTTGGAATTGTGGTTGCAATATTAATAACAACCTTTTCTCCTTTATAAAATTTAATATTATCTTTTAATGTTATAGTATAATTACCACCACCACCAGATGTTATTCCACTTATATTATGATATGTTGGTATATTGTAAATCCAACTATCAAAATTTGTATTTCCTGATAAGTTTTTTCCAAAAGAACTAAGTGATATTTTATCTCCAATTTTTAATCCAGAAGAATTTTTAGTATCAATTTTATCAATTACACTAATAATTCTAAATTCATTTAAAGATGGTGTATCTGATTGATTGTCATATGCATATGCTAATTTTTTTTCGTAAATAAAGTCTCCGAAATATAAGGTTTGTCCAATACCAGAAACATTTAAAAATTGAGTGCTTGTTTTGTCTGTATAATTTAAAGTTAATTGTGTTAAATTTGCTTTTTGTGCAATAATTGTTCCTGACTGTGCAAATCCAACTGTAGAATCGACAGTAATTGTATTATTTGATGGAAGAACAGTTTCAACTACTTTAGTTGATCCTGTAATTTCAAAGTTTCCAGTAAAAGATGTAGAATCTAAAGATATTTCATAAAAATCTTTATTCTTTATTGGTCTATACTCAACATTATAGATAGCAGCAGTAACTGTGCCAATCCCACTTATAAATTGATTTAATGTTTCACCATTCAATGAAGTAGCATTTTTTCCAGAAATTTTTTCAACTAAAATATTTTTTGTTGCAAAATAATTACTATCAGATGGCCTCAACATATATTCTTGAGGATTTATTGTTTCTATTTCTGATCCATATAATATCGAAAAAAGAATTTTAAAAGATTGTGATGTTCCTTTTGAAGAATAAAAATCCCTTGCTCTTGATAAAATATTTTCCAAAGAAATATTAGGAGAAAGATTTCTTTCTTCGAAACCAGGCAGAAACTGATATTTGAACTTTTTGAATATTTCAAAAAAGAATATAAAATTTAAATTTTTTAAAGGTGTATTTTTTTTATGTTCAGATGCTTCAGTAATTGAAAAATTTAAAAGTTCTGGAGTATTATCTTTTTCTAAACTATCGATACCACTAAATCCACGAATACAACCAGTAAATTTATTTGTTGTTATTCCTGTGTAAGTAATAATTTCATTATCAATTTTAATTAATCCATATTTACTTGGATATCCAATTGTATGAGATACGGAAATAGTATCATCAAAAGATAAAACATCAGAAGTCAATACAGATGGAAGATTTAAATCTATTAATGTTTCACTATTAAAATTTTGTATTTTTTTATATTTTTGAATATTAGATGATAAATCAACTATTCCAGTTTGATGTTCCTGTGACGTATAATATTGATTTAAAAATTCTTGAAAAATTGGTGATTCTTCATTCAAAAATTCAGGAATTTGTGAATCTAAAATATGATTGATTTTTATTCTTTTAATTTCCGTCATTTTATCTTGTATAGTGTCCGTTTAAGTAACTCGATGTTGATAGATATTCAGTAGCAGAAGTATTTTCTCCTGAACTGATTACATCTTGTATAGTATTTACCACAGTATTAAACATATCTATTTTTAGGTAAATATCCTTTAACGCAAGTATATCATTTGATTCTGGCATTGCTTGTATTTCTATTGTATTATTTGGTAATGATGTTGATGAAATATTTACTATATTTAATTTAATTTCTCCATTCAAATAATCAACTGTTCCTGCATTCGAAGATACAATTGTTGGAATATTATTTACAAGTTTAAAAAATATTATCTTTCCAGTCAAAGAATCATTTGGAGAATCAGTCAAGTATAAGGTATCTGCAACATCTTTAATATTAAATCCTGAAGATTTGATATTATATTTTTCTGTTTTTTGGTGAAATTTATTTCCAAAACATATTTCATATGTAGCAAACTTATTCAATTCTGCAGAAAGATCCCTTCTCATTCTAACTTTAGTAATATTTGAAGTAATTGCTCGATTAGTATTATCAATTATTGTATTTAATTTACTATATTTGAATCTTCCTCCAAAATTATTTACTTCAGAAGAATTTGAATAAAAAGTTAAACTATTTAAAACTTGATTTTTAAGTAAAACAGGATCAGAAGTAAATGATGCGTCATAATAAATTGTAGAATCAATTTCGACATATAAGTACTTCAAATCGATAATTTCCGGTTTAATCCCAGCAATTGAATATTGTTTTAGTTTTTTCTTAATTTCATTTTTTGTAATTTCTGATAGAAAATTTCCATTTCTTGGTTTGATTGAAATAAAAACTTTTCCATATTGTGGTGGTGTCAGTTCATCGCCACCATATGCAGTCACTGAATCTACATTCGAATATAGATAAGGTATCAAACCTCTATAGTCATTTGCAGTTACAGCTCTATATTGAGAAGCATATACTCTTGGAGCAAGATATTTGATTGAGTCTATTGTTTCAATATCATCTCCATTTTCTGATGATACCAGTGTAGTAATTAAAGAAATACCACTTGTAATATTGTTTTTGTTATTATCTTTAATATTTCCAGAAAAAGTAAAGTTTGCAGATCCATCTGCAGATTTTCCATTAGTTACAATATAAGAAATATTAATTACACTACCATTTTCTGGTTTTTTTCCTATAAGATTATCACCAAATAAAATTTGATATTTCTCATCTTCAATTTCTTGAATTAAAAATAATTTAGATGTCTTATCTACATTTATAATATTTTCATATAATGAATATACTTCAGTTACAGTTTTAGTATTATTAGTATTAGTTGTAGTTACACGAATCGTTGATGTATCTACATTTGAATTTGGTATTATAAATTTTTGATTTGATTGACTATAATCAATTGTGTATTGTTTTGTTAAATAAGATCCTTCGTAAATATCTAAATTATTAAAAATTGCTTCCTTTAAATTATTTACAGGAACTGTTACATCAGATGGTATTGAGAATATATAATTACCATCTTGAACTGCACCCAATGCAACTGGTCCTGCTTTTAATGTTACTGTTCTAGAATTATATGATTGTGTATTTACTGAAAAACTTATTTTTGCTTTGGAAGCTCTTTTTGAACGAGGCACATAACCAATATTACGAGCATGAGAAACTACATTTTCTCTTAATGTTGCACTATCCAAAAATGCTTCATTTGCCTGCATATTAGTATTATATGCAGTAATATAGGAATTGTATGCAAGAACATCAATCAGAACAGAAAAATTAGATCCTTCAAAATCAAAATCAGTAAAATTAGAATTTGATCTCAGATAGTCTTTAATCTGAGTACGTAAATCATTAAAATCTAAATTGGTAAATTGATTGAAGGACATTATACCCTAGTTGGTTGTAAGATAAACTCTATATTTTGAGTTGGAAATGGCAGTCCAACAATATCATAAGTAATTTTAATGTTTAAATCATTTGTATCGTCTGGGATTTCAATTTCGACATTGCGTAATAATATTCTTGGTTCGAAATTATTCAATAAGGTTGTAATTTCTTCTTCTAAAAAAGAAAATATATCAGAATTTCCTATTTCGAATAATGTATTATCAACCGATGTTCCTATTAGATTATTAAAAAATCTTTCATTTAAACGAGTCCTGACAAGATTTATAACAGATTTTTTAATAGCATCTTCATTTTTTAAAATAATTAAATCATTAGTAACTGGATGTTTCGTAAAAGATAAACTAATATCTTTAAAACTACGAGAAATTGTTACTGCCATTTAAACTTTATTTCTTTATATATCTATAATACTTTTTAGCATAATTTTCCATATGAAGGTTCTGTGCCATATTCCCAATCATCATAATCTTCATCATTACGAATTTTTTCATGAAGATCAGTTTGTTTTTTTAAATTATGATTGGGTGCCAAATCATGCATAATTTCTTGAATGATTCTTTTTGGCGGTTCTGTTTTATAATCCGTAATCAAATGCGTAGTTCCCCACATTTGACGCATATATTCTTTGTCTCTATTGACTGATAAATTGGACATTTTTCTCCTGTTTTAAAAATAAAACAGAACTTTTATGATGGAGGTTTCTATCTCCAAATATATTTAACGATTTAGATTTCTGATTTTATAATTGTATGAATTAAAATATTTTAAAAGTTCAATTGCAACAATTTTTGGATTTCCTTCTCCACAAGTATAAATGTCAATTGCAATGCATCTTTTTTCCGGCCATGTATGCGCCGAAAAATGACTTTCTGATAATGCAATCACAATCGTAAGACCTTGTGGTTCAAATTTATGAGTAAAGATATTTAAAATAGTCATCTTTGCACGAGAAATCCCCCTTTGGATTACTTCCAATAGAGGGATTATGTCATTTAACAAATTATATTCAATATCATATACCTCCAATAAGAGGTGATTGCCCATAGAAAATTGTTCCAATAAATATGATACTAAAAAATTATTTATTATGTTTTTCTTCTATAGTTTGGTAAAAATATTCATTAGTATCTCCAAGCGTACCCCAACTTATATCATTTTCAACCTCAAAATATTGAGTCGATACTTTAAAATCGGGGGTTTTTGCATTTGTTGGAGTCAATGATATGTCGTAAATACGACAACGATTATTTGGATATAATGCATACTGTCCATTTTGAAGTTCAATTAAATTAAATGATTTGTGCTCTTCTGGTATTTCACTTGTACTATAATCGATTTGATCCGTTCCTTCATGATAATTATCTAATGTTGAAATGTATGATCCACTCATTTCTCCAAAATCACGAGTATGAATTTTCCAATGCATCGATCCAGTGAATTGTTTATGTATGTTTGTTACTCCATAATCCATACAGTTCCAAAATTGTAAATTTTGTAAACTTAGGTCTGGATCTGGTAATTGTGGACGAGATAGAAAAGCAGAAATTGGTAGTTTATCGAACATTGCTGCATATTCTGGTAAATATGTTTCAAAATAAAAAGCACGTCCTGGTATAGATTTTGCTGATACCCAAATACCTTCTACAAATTCTCCATATCCATCTTTTAGATCTAAAAGATATTCTTTACGTACCCATACTTTTTGAGCCGGTAAATTAGTAATTAAGCAACTCATCCTTTACCTTGTCCTCTATATTTTTTTCGAGCGGAATTTCGACTTGTCTTCGAATACTTTGTATTCTTTCCTTGTCCTTGAATTGTACTCTTTGGATTACTATCAATCTTTTGATCTTTTTTATTCAGAGCCATTTTAATTTTTTCTCCTTTTGGTTCAAAAAAACGGTTTTTGACGGGGGTTTTTGCGTATTTTTTTATAAGGATGTTATAAGAAGCAGTTCCTATACATCTCTGAGATATAGAAAAATACCTCTATAAGACTTGTTTAAATCTCATAAAGGTATTCTAAGTTAAACCACTGAAAACGTCAAGAAATGTCTGAGAGATAATACTCAGATAATTCTCATCTTTTCATGTCCGACACGAATTTGTGGATCACACCAAATTTCAAATCCTGCTTCTTTTGCATCAAGACAGAAAGATACATCTTCTCCACACATATCTTGTACTTCGCCAGATTCAAAGACTTGCATCTTAGGAGCAAACCAAGGATATTCGAGTTTTTCAAATACTCCTTTCTTAATCAGAACCCAACCAAATCCTGTATAATCAACTGTAAATGGTTTGCGCCTTTTACTTATGGTATCTCCAGTTTCATGATTCATGACTCCTCCATTGCCCCTAAAATCCTCTTCATCCAACCAATGAGCAACTGAGGTTGTATGACCATCTTCAGTCATATACCACCCTGCCGCGATGTCTTTATCCATTGCTACAAGACGATAAAACTTTTCTGTGTCAAATACAATATCACTATCAATCCAAAGTTGATAATCATAATTCAATTTTCCATCCCAAGGTACTTGCTTAGGACCTCTGAGAACATTTGCACCTAAACATTTGCAACGTGCAAAGTTGACCATGGAAGAATAATCCTGTGATATTTGAATGCTTGCACCATTCTGCACAAGAT